ATCGGTGTGGCTCTCGACCTGGCAATGCTGACCGGTACCGGTCTGGCTAACGACCCAGTCGGCCTGCTGAACATGACCGGCGTGCCTGCGCTGACGTATCCGGCGGGTGGTGTTGACTGGGCCAGTGTGGTCGACATGGAGACCAAGATCTCCACCTTCAACGCCGACGCCGGCCGCCTGGCATACCTGACCAGCGTTACCCAGCGCGGTGCTGCGAAGAAAGCTCAGGTGTTCGATAACACTGGCGAGCGCATCTGGCAGAACAACGAGGTCAACGGCTACCGCGCCGAAGCCTCTAACCAGATTCCGGCCGACACCTGGATCTTCGGTGACTGGTCGCAAATCGTGATCGCTATGTGGGGCGTGCTCGACCTGAAAGTTGACCCTTACACCAAGGCGGCCAGCGACGGTCTGGTTCTGCGTGTGTTCCAGGACGTGGATGCAGGCGTTCGCCGCAAAGAGGCGTTCTGTATCGCCAAGAAAGGCGCCTAATCAGTTAGGCATAGCGTTTTAGGGGCTTCGGCCCCTTTCTTTTTTGCAGAGGGAATCAGCCCATGAATGAAGTGAAAGTAAAAGCCGTTGTCGCGTTCTGGGCGGCCGGCAAGCTGGTGAAGGAAGGCGCAACCGTCACCGTCACCAAGCGCGAAGCCAAGGAGCTCGTCGGCTCTGGTGTCGCCGCCTACGTCGAAGACAAAAAGGCAGCTGATAAGGCCGAGTAATGATTGGTGACGACGACTTCGACACCTTTTACGACCCGGACGACTTCGGTACCGAGGCCAGACTGATAGGCGACGACGAGCGTACTGTGTGTGGCCTGCTGCTCAAGGGTGGCAAGTTTAACAAGCTGTGGCGAGAGCCTGGTGGCAAAGGAGGCATTAAAGCCCAGCCGACCAGTCTCCGCTTCCAGCTTCCCTCGATGCAGGTGCCAGTCGATTACCAGGACTACGTGTTTCGCGTAGAGGGTGCCGACTACAGCATCACGGACGTCGAGCCAGCTGGCTCTGGTCGTTCCGAGTTAATCCTGGTGCCGTTCAAGCAACGAGGGCAGCAGCATGGCTCATGGCTTCGAGATGAAAATTGACGTCTCTCGAGAGGCGGAAGATATAGCGGCCATGGTGGCCGCTACTACTAAGCAGCTGGAGCTTGCAGCCCAGAGGGCGATGACCAAGGCCGGCCAATGGCTTCGGACGCATTCCGTTCGTGAGCTCGGCCAGCAGCTTGGCATCAAGCAAGAGCCGCTGAAAAAACGCTTTCGCGTGTACCCGCAGCGCCAAAAGGGTGAGGTGCGGTTCTGGGTGGGTTTGGATCCTATAGGGGTCTACCGGCTCGGCACGCCGAAGGTGACGCAGAAGGGTGTGAAGGTAAACCGCAACGAGTACGACGGCGCGTTTATCAGTCCCATGAAAAGCAATTATCCCCTGGTGTTCAAGCGCCGCGGTAAAGAGCGCCTCCCTATTGATCTGGTCGACGAGGATATCGACGAGCCAGCCATGGAGGTGGTTGAGCGGTGGGAGCGTCGGGTTTTCCAGCGTTTTAAAGAGCTGTTCGAGCAAGAAGCGAGGGCAATTATCAATGGTCACGCTTAAACAACCATCTGACCTATACGACGCCATCCAGGCAGAGCTCGAGAGCCGCCTGGCTGATGAGGTGATCGTCGCCAGTTATGCCGACTTTGGTGATGTGCAGGTCGTAGACGCCATGGTCTTGATTGAGTTCGAGCAGACGTCGCCGGCCACTCGTGGCCACGATGGCCGTTATTGCCATCAATATGACATCACCCTGCATGCGGTCGTTGGCCGTCAGCGGCAGCGAGCAGAGCTCGAGGCCATTAACCTGGCTGCTGCGATTGAGCGGGTGACTGATGAGAATTTGTGGGGGCTGCCTTATCAGCAGGTCGACCGCCCGGAGAATATCCGCTCGGCGCCCAGTATGTTCAAGGTCGGCTCTGATGGGTACGACGCCTGGGGCGTGAGTTTTCGCCAGCGCATCTACCTGGGTGCCTCCCTGCTCGATGATGACCCTGTGGTTCGTGAGGTCTGGATGGTGACAACGCCGCCGGCTGATGCGGACGACGAGAGCCAGTACGAGAGGGTGCCTGATGCGTGATCTGATTCGTGAACTGATACGCGCCGAGCTGCAGGAGTACGGCGACACGATTGCCGAACTGACCGAGGAAATCGACGACCTGCAGCGCCGCCTGCGCAACCAAATCCGGGTCGGTACCTGCAGTGCAGTGGATCCGGATAAAGCTCTGGTAAAGGTAAAGCACGGCGAAAACGAGACGCCGTGGGTAAAGTGGTTCGCTCTGTATGCCGGCGAGGTGAAGGAGTACCGCTGTCCGTCGATTGGCGAGCAGTGTGTGCTGCTGAACTATGCAGCCGGAGACAACTCGTCGCAGTCGTTCGCGCTGTTTGGCTTGTTCAGCGACCAGTTCCCAGCACCAAGCACTGACCCGAAGGAAATCCTCCGCGTTTATCCGGACGGGACTCGCGTGTCTTACAACACCGAGAGCCATAAGCTGGCTGTCGCCATCGAGGGCGATGCTGATATCAAGGTGGCCAAGTCGGCCACGGTTGACGTCGGTACCAGCGCGACGGTGAAAGCCGGCGGCGTTGTGAAGGTCGACGGGAGCAAAATTAATCTGAACGGTGGCAAGGGTGTGGTGACCGGTGACCATATTTGCATGGTGACGGGTAAGCCGCACGGCGACTGTTCTTCACAAGTAACGGCAGGTAAGTGATGGCACTGGATCCGGAAAAATTAGCGCAAGACATCGAGGCCGCCATGACGGCCAAGGGCTTCGCGCCGACTGCAGACAAAGGTGCTGGCCATGAGTTTTGGCTGGCTCTCGCTGAAGGGATAGTGAACCACATCACTCAAAATGCCGAGGTGCCTGTGGCCAGTGGCTCAAGCGCCGGGACTTACAAGGTGACGTGATGATAGGAATCGACCGCAACACCGGTCGCACGCTCACTGGATGGGAGCAAATGGTCTCCCGCGTCCAGCAAGTGATGACGACCCGCATCGGCGGTCGAGAGAAGCGCCGCGGCTTTGGTAGCCGTGTTCCCGAGACTCTCGGCCGGAACATGAGCGACCAGCAGCTGATACTGGCCCAGTCCTATGCCATCGATGCGTTTTACAACCCCATCAATGGGATTAGCGATTTTCAACCCACGCGCTGCATTGCCAGCCGCCACGATAGTGGCATAACTCTCAGGTTTGAGGGGGTATGGCAAGGTCAGCTCAGTACATTTGAGGTCACCGTCTGATGTTTATTCCTGGACAGAACCAGCTGGCCAAGCCGGAGGTGGTCGCGGTGCCGCCGTTCGAGCAGCAGCTGGCGAGATTCAAGCAGGCGGTGATTGACCACGTTGCCAAGAGCGACGCGGCCATGGCCGCCAAGGTCGAAGAGACCCTGCAGAACGAAGCCGAGCTGGCCACCAAGATGGTGGAAGCGTGCACGGTCGTACTGCAAACCCGCATCCGCGAGGTGAATGAAGACGCGCTGCAGATGTTTGCCTACTGGGCCGAGGACAGCAACCTCGACGCCGTAGTCAGCAACCTGGGGCTGCGCCGGCAGGTGTTGGATGATGGCGATGCGAATGCCTTCCCGCCAGTACCTGCAACGCTTGAAAGCAACGAGCACCTGCGGCTGCGTTACTTCCTGGCACCGTACAGTTTCAGTAATGCCGGGCCGCGCCTGGCGTACAAGTACCACGCCATGACCCTGGACGAACGTCCGACCGTGTCGGTCGATGCGCCAGAGCCGAACAAGGTTGTCGTGACCTATGAGTTCGGCGAGGGCAGCATGGCCGGCCAGGTGAAAGACGCCACCGGCCTGCGTACTGCACCCGGTGAAGTGAAGGTCACCGTGTTGGCCCGAGAGGGCAACGGCACGCCAAGCGACGAGCTGGTTGCTGCTGTGACCAGTTATTTCCAGCGTGACGATGTAGCTCCTGAGACCGACGAGATCACCGTGGCCAAGGCCACCATCTTGCCGTACCAAATCCGTGCCATCGCCTATATCAGCAAAGGCCCGGACACTCAGGTCACCAAGTCGGCCGCTGAGGCACTGCTGCAGCAGTATGCCGACGAGCAGCACCACCTGGGCGCAACAATCGAGCCCAGCATGGTGTATCACGTATTACACCAAGCCGGCGCCAAGAAGGTCGACCTGCTGGAGCCGCTGGCCGAACTGGCCGCGGGTCTGGATGAGGCGCCCTGGTGTCAGCTGATTGATATCGAGATCCGCACCTTATGAGTGAATACAGCCTGCTGCCAGACAACCGCAGCCCACTAGAGCGCGGTCTGGAGCTGGCGTTCACGCAGCTGCTGTATGAAAGCGAGAATCCATACCCGGCGCTGCTGAACCCGCGCCAGACCAAAAAGCCGATGCTGCCATACCTCGCGCAAGACCGAGGGGTTCCCGAGTGGGACTCGGCCGCACCGGAAAGCGAGCAGCGTCAGACCGTGGCCAATGCCTGGCCGGTTCGGCGTCTTGCCGGTACCCGCAAGGGGCTGATGTTGGCGATGGACTCTCTGGAGTACGACGCCGAGGTCACCCCCTGGTACCAGATGGCCCCAAGGGGGCAGCCGTACCACTTCGAGCTGGTTGCCTGGAAGCGACAGAACGCGCCCATCAACCAGGACGTCGTGCACCGCATGATTGCCCACATCGAAGACGCCAAGAGCGAGCGAGACAGCTATGAGTTGATCCTCGCCTTTGGTGTGGAGACGGGTCTTGCTTTGTCTTCGGTACCAGACCGGGGCATCACGATTTTCGATGAGTCCTACGAGGGCGACATCGCTGGCTCGCCAACTGTGGCGGCCAACTTTCACGCCGCTGGAGCCTGTTACCAGGCTGTGGCGACGGACGACACCGCATCGGGTGTCCTGCCTGACATAACCGCCTGCGGCGGCACAGTGTTCACCGGCGGGGCTTACCGGATGTATCTGTTCACTGACTTTGCACCGGGAGCCACAACATGAGCGAGCCTCGTGTCCAGTTTACCAATGCCGGCCTGGCTGAGCTGATAAGCGCCAAAAATGCCGGAATAAAGGGGGCAATAAAATACATTGCCGCCGGAGATAGAAGCTACACGCCTCAGTCAGGGCAGACCGCCCTACAGCGAGAGCGTCAGCGCGTTGAGATAGTAGATTATGAGGAAATCAGCCTTACCCAGCTGAGAATGGGGGCCAAGTTTTCCGGGCCTCTCGAGTACGAAGTTCGTGAGATTGGTTTTTACCTTGAGTCAGGCACTTTACTGGCCGTTTACTCGGTACCGAACACCCTGCTCACGTACAAGTCGGCCAATAGTAGCTGGATACAAAAATTCACACTCGACATATCTCCACTACCAACAGGCAGCGTCACAGTTGTCGTCGGCACCGAGAACCTGAATTTAATGATGACTGAAGAGATTGCTGCCGCTGCGGCAGCGTTCATTAAGTCAGAAGCAACGAACATAAAGCTGACCCATGAGCAAATGCGGATCAGCGAGAGACTAAGAGCTATAGGAGCGTAAGATGACCATCGAGCAAAAAATAACTGAACTGCAGCAAGCCTCCGCTGAGCAAACAGCCGCATCTCAGGCGCTGGCTCAGGAAGTATCAGGCAAAATGGCTGCCATCGAT